CAAATCCCGACACCACTTCAAACCTGAGATGGTGCCGACGTATTGACGGTAGGCAGAATAGTCTTCTGCGCCATTGGACCCAAGGAGTTTTTCGTACTCCGTGACCTGTCGGTCTATTTCTTTTTTGATGTCTTCAAAGTACATGTGACCTCCGTTACGTGGAGAAGACGAGTGGGTAACTACTTACCTTTCTTGATCTGGTAGGTAGACTTGTCAGAGCCGCGAAGAACTTCACGCTCCGCACGGACGCTGAAGTCCGACTGCGGAATCTTGGCGGTGTCGCCGTAAGATTTGTTGCCTTTTGCCATGGTGATCTCCTTATCCTTGACGGGCGTTGCGGTAGCCACGGTAGGACCGCATATTGCCGCCGACTGCCCGGGTCATAACATTTAGTTCTTTACGCGCTGTATCTTTCTGCTCTTTCGTGGCGTTATCTAGCACACGCTTTGCATAATTTTTGTCGAACTCGTTGCTATCAGGTGTCGTGTTGATACCCATAGCTTCATTTACGTCTGCTTGACTTGGTCGTTTGTCGGCCATCAGGCTACTCCATTCTTTGGCATTCTGGCAGCACCGTATCCACGACACAGTCGTCCGCCCTTTGCTGCTTTGATTGCGTTTGACTCTGCTATTGCAATCGCCTGTGCCTGTTTCGGATTCGTGACTGTCTTGCCAGAACCACCAGACTTCAGACGACCCTCGGCAAACTCACGCATGACCTTGCGTACCTTTGCCTGTCGTTTCTTTTTAGATGCACGGGCCATATTACATACGGTCGTAGACGCCCATGATGCCATCGCGCATACGGCCACCACCAGCATAGCCACCGGGGGCACGACGGGCGGCGTCGAGCAGCATCTGTGTCCGAATTTGGCCGGGAGTTTTGATAGTCATTGGCATCTGCGGACCATAGGGAAGCGGCTGTGGGCCAATGTCTCGCGCACTTAGCATACGTCCCGTTGCGGGATCACGCATCATCTGCGGCCTTGCTGCGCCAAAACGGGTTCCAACACCAATCGGATACTGCGTCTGGGCCGTGGTCTGCCGGGCTTTCGCCAGATTTCCGAGACCAATGCGGTTTAACAGGGCACGGAGACCCCCAGCCCTCTGTACTGCCTGTGCCCCTTTTATACCGCCTTTGAGGGCATTACCCGCGCCTGTAGACGCAAGGGCACCAAATTCTAATGCGCGTTGTTCGTCTTCTGCTGTCGCCTGATTTGCGACACGACCCCGATCAGCACCACGCTCACGATCTATTACGGCCTGAATTGCAGAACTAGTCAGGGCATCGCGAGGTTCAGCCCCTTCAGGTCGAATATTGACAGCGCCAGATGCTCCGACCATGTCTCGAACCATTCGTGCATATGCTGCCCTCTGTGCAGGGTTAAACCCGGCAATCATTTCGTCGTCCGCCAATCCTGCCGTCGAAACACCGCCGCGATTCGGGCCACCCTGCATGACAGCGGCCTGATCAATCAGCGTCTGAATTTCATTGGCACGGGCGTACGGGACCGGCTCAAACTGCATCATCTCTGCATCAGAAAGACCTTCCATTTCCCGGGGAGCAGTCTGGGGGCGCGGACTGGGAGTGGGAACAGTAGGAACAGCAGGACGAGGACGCGGCATCGCAGCGGCGGTTCCTCGGTCAGTTGCAATTTCAATCTCAGGACCAACAGGCGTTAGTTCCTGATCAATTTCCTGCTCTGCCATTATTTCAAGAACACGGTCGCGCAGGTTCGGGTCCATCCGAATTGCTTCTTCGAGCGTACTATACTGTTCTTGGTTGTAATCGCCTTCAAGAAGGGTCCGCTGATATGGGTCCATCCGCTGAAGGCTTTCAATCGCAATGTCGTCCATGCCACGGTTATACCGCGCAGAATCCATCATTCGGTCGAAGAAGTTAGAGATGTCGTCCTGAATAGCCATTTATTTGCTCCCGTTTCAAAACTTTATTACGAAATGTCCTGCTTGGCAAGGTCAGTCAGTAGATCGAGGGCGTGTTGAACCGACTCTTCGTTTCGGTCTTTTTCCTGCTGATCTATCTGTGTATTTATGCGAACACCGTCGCGGAACGCATCGGCAATTTGCTTCTCGTCCTGTAGGTCAAGTTTGCGATTCTTGACGGCAATGTCGGCAGCATCCTTGGCTGCATCGATGCCCAGACGTTCTTTCTCTAGCTGTAGTTTCTCCATCTCTAGCTGAAGCAGCCGCTGTTCCGGAGTGCCCTGTGCGTCCATCGCCTGATTGGCCTGTGATACCTGTGCAGCCGCGTCGGCGATAATTGCCTCCTGAAGACCCTGCTGTACGGCCATCTGATACTGTTCCTGCGGGACAGACTGGGCGACAACACCCTCGACCTGCTCCTTGTACCGCATCATCGTGTGTTCGCGGATGTTGGCCTGAATTGCCGGGATGTACTGCTTCATGGACTCTGCGCCACCCGATGTCGGGTCTTGCAGAAACAGCGTCTTGACCTTGATATGTGCCTCATGGTCCTGACCGGGGAAGGCTGCAATCGGCATTCCCTTTGTCGCCATCAGCAGGTCCGACATCGGGTCGAGAGGCTGCGCCTGTTGGGGCGAGGTGATGATCTGGTCAATGTTCGGAAAGTCTGCTGCTTCGAGAACCTGACGGACAAGTTCACGGGTGTTGAACGTACCTGCCGGTGTCTGAGCAGCTAACTGTAGGGCCAGACTTGCCAAGGACAGACGGTGGGCACGGCTCGGAATGTTCGGGTCTGAGACAGGCAGAACATCGACACGACCGTCAAAGTCCTGCGCGAAGACCGTCATGTCGCCCTCTGGAGTGGCGTACGGGTAGCCGTTCAGCGGGACAAAACCAGCATTAATCTCTGCAAGGATTTTGAACTGCTGCCGCTGAGAATGGTGCAGTCGTTTGTGGACAGCCGTGAAAAACTTGGCCGAGGCCTCCAGCAGGGCCATGGTCGTCCCGACAGGACCGTAGTTGGTCGAGTCGTTGATGACCTGATCGGTCTGGTCGGCAAACTTCTCGGCTGCGCCGGTTACGAAGCCCAGAAGCTGGAACAGCGTTCCCGACGGCTCCTTGTACGGCAGGTTGACGATGGCCTTGTTCAGGTCCATGCCGAGTGCTTCTATTTCCTTGAACTCACCGGGGCTGATGGGGTCGTTGTCGCCGACAACCCGGACACCCTTCGCCTTGAAGCCGCCGGGTAGATTGGCGAACTGTCCGGCATCGACGAGTGCCCTCATGGCTGACGTTGCCGTCATGGTCAGGTTGCCGATCAGATGGATCAGTCCGAGACCGTAGAAGCCAAAGCCGGGGACGAACCGGTAGTGGGTGAAGTGAATCATCTTCTCGGCGCGTGGGTCGTCCTCGCGGTAGTTGCGCCGGACAGACAGGACTGCCTGTGAGGATTCCTCGACAGTGATGATGTACGGGTAGGCCTGATCGTCGTCTTCAAGCTGACAGAAGACATGCTGCTCAAGCAGGGTGTACTCCGGGTCTTCGGAGTTGTTGCCGTGCAGACCCATGATCTCGTCGATCTTGGCAGAGATTTCGTTGTCGGATCGGCCCGAGTCTGGCTGCTCAGATAAATCCTCGACGTCGCGGTACATTCCTGCTGCAATGTCACGACGCAGATCGACAGGCGACTTGTAGATGACATGCGTGTACCGGTCGGCACGGCGCAGGTCAGTCGCAGAATAGTTCACATAGAACTGGTCGATGGGGATGTGTTCGGCAGTCGGTCGTTCCAGACCACCATCGTAATACATCTTTACGATTGCCGATCCGACAATAGGTAGATGGAACAGCATACGCTCCATCTCGTCAAAGTATTCGGGCATCATCTCCGTCAATTCGTAGTTCATGAACTGACGGACACGGTTGGCCTGTTGGACGATCTGCGAGTCAGGATCACCGATGATCTGCGTCCGGACAGGACCGGCAGCAGGGAGAAGTTCCTGACTGGCCTTCGACTGGAACTTGACTGCGGATTCGATGATCAGCGGGTGTGTCGCCGCACATGATCCTTCGAACGCCGTGCCGGTCTCCTCGAACTTCAGGCCGAGAAGATCAAGACCACGGGTCAGCGTCTCGTCCCATTCAGATCGGCTGTCCTTGTCGGCCTCAAATCCTTCGATGACCTTGTCTGCAAGGTCCGACAACTCGTCGTCCGACATGTACTCGGCAAGATTGGCGAAGTGCGGGATTTCTATTTCTGCTACGACCTCGTCCTGCATAGCCGCCATGAACGCCATGTCGTCAGGCGACATTCCCTCGACGAGGATGTCGTCCATCTCCATCTCGAACTCGGGGCCTTCTTCCATTTCCATTTCAAGACCCGGCGGAAGCATCGGGCCATAGTTTTCAACGAGTGACATCAGATTGCCTTCGGTTCGTGTTTGTTGGATCGCTCAACGACAGAGCCACCTCTTTTATACGTGCTTACTGGCTTTCCTCCAAGGGCTTCTCTCATCTCGGCTGTGATGGGAAGCGACCAGACCTTTTGGGTCATTCTGTCCAAGTTTCTAAGCATAGCCTGAAAGTCTTCACGAGACATTTCATTTTGGGCTTCCATTATGTCTAGTTCTTCTGCCTCACTTAGTTTTACTTTGTCTATGTCTAACGCATCTTCTTCAACCTTGGTCCCGTACTTTTTACCAAGTTTATTGGCGTATTTGACAAGAGTTTGATCATAAAATTTGCGAAGTCCTGCATCTCTTTTTGGGTCGCCCGGATACCGGTCAATGTGAATTTGGCCGGGTGCCCATGTCAACGAATCAGCGCCTGAATCAATAGCGTCTTTCAAGGCACGGCGGAAGGAAGTTTCGTACCAGTTTTTCTTCAGCGGTAAGTCTGGCATAAGCCTACTAATATTGCCAATGTTATTATACCTTCCCATAATCTCCGATCTAAGCATCCTAATATAACGAAGTTTTTGGTTGGTATCGGCTTCAATGTCACCGCGTTTCCACAGAGGTTCGTCTAACGCACTCAACAACTCTTTGTCTATTGACTTTTCCATTTCTTTAAGTTTTTGAGAGTATTCTTCTATTAAGCCTAACTCTTTTTCGATGTCGTCGCGTGTTACATAACCTGCTTTACGTCCTAGCTGATGTATGTCGCTTTGTATTTCTTGGACGAATACAGTGTTTTTTCCACTCGCTGTTGTCCGGTCATCCATCCGGATGTGTGCTACGTTGTTTGGCGTATCATGAAAATGTTCGCCGTAACGTGGCGTAACTTCTGGCATTAACGGGTTGTCTCGGTTGACTTGACGCACATTGTACTCATTTGCCGACTCGTCAATAATCCGTGGAATAACTTCTTGTGCTGTAGGCGACGTTATCGACACTTTTTGAGGGTCTGCTTTAATTACAACTTCTCTATAATTCTTGCCGCCGCGTATCGTATATTCCGGTTCACGATAATTTGTTGGCCCCGTAACTCCCAAAACTTGTTGGTCATACTCGTCTGGAGTAATCCTGTCAAATTCTTGTTGTAGTGATGCTAACTCTCTCTGATCGGGTGTTAGGTCATCAGGGTTTTTTAGTTGCAAGAGATATGGGTCATTCTCAACCCCTTCATTCATCAGGCTATTTCTTAGTCTTTCTATTTGTTCATCTACTTCAACATAACGAGCGTCTTGATAAATGTCTTCGCTGATGTTTTGTGGTATGGCTTCTGCAATCTCACTTTTTGTAACTTTGGGATTTTTGAGCAGCGAGGAAAGACCAGACTCTTCAATTTCCCGTGGCTTGGCCCCTGCTTTTTCCAGCATGGCCCTCATCTGCTGACCGGTGCCAGTTTCCTGCGAGATTCTGTCAAGGGCATCACGGACGGTTGATTGATACATCGGCTGGATAACTTCTTCGACACCTTCCTTTACCGAACCCGCTGTTCCCGGCAGGGCCATCATGGCAAATGCTGCTGGGATCATGGCGGCAGAACCAACGGCAGACATATAGTCTTTATTGCGGAGGCTCTCCATGGTGTCAGCCGAGGCCTGTTGCATGTCAACAGTATCCGCCGCGCCGGGGAGGACATATCTGGCTACATTAGCAATGCCCGACAAAGGCGCGTACGCGGGGCCTAGAATGTAACGTGCATCTTCGTCAAGACCACCTCTCACAAGGTAGTCCTGTACTGATTCTACTAGTCCTCTGATGTCGTCGTCAGCCATAGCCGAAATTATACGGCTCTACCGGGGAGTACCCAATAACCGCCACGCCGACGACGCGGCTGTTCGTCCGACCACTCCGGATCGTCGGGGTGTTCGACTCGCCATGAGTCCTTCATGTACAGCACTGCCATTGCCATGGCATCTACCATGTCGTCGTGCTTACCGCCGGGGAACCGTAGTGCCTGATTGAGTAGATCGTCTGCCCACTGTCGATCCGATGGTATCCAGACCCGTCCAGACTCCATCAGCGGGGTAACTGCATTGACACGGGAGACTTTGTCGCGGTCGGGGTTGTACTCCATGATTGGCAGACCGGCACGACGCAGGTCTTGGATGAGCGACTGGCCGGATGCTTTCTTTTCGACAATCATCAGGTCTGGTCGGTGGGCCTCGTACTCTTCCTGTGCGAGGGCACGGAGTTCCGGGTACTCCCAACGTCCGTGTTCGTTGCCGAGCAGGATCAGGTTGGCGACAATATGCTCGACACCAGCCGAGTCTGCCTGTTGTGTGTGGAAGATGCCCCATGTCTGTATGACAGATTCGTCGGCGGTCTGTCTGGTACTGAAGGCTGTGTCTAATGTCTGGACTATGAACTCACAATTTGGTGGTTCCGACTCCTTCCACGGCTGTAGGTAGCCCATCTTGATGATGCCGCCATCGTCCGGTGTCGGATTCTGCATGTAGAGGGATTGCCAATACTTCGACCCGTTGTTCGACCGGATTTCTGCCTCGTCCTGTCGGAGCAGTTCGTCGGATTTCCACTCCGGAAAGTAGGACGACCCCACTGGAAGTCCCAGAAGGTCCGATGCCTCGTCGTCTACCCATGCAGGTATCTTGATGACCTTCCATGGCTGTGTCTCTACTTCTTCATTGCCCTGATTTCGCAGCAGCCACCCGCAGAGATCGTCGTCATGGTACCGGGTGTTGATGATGACGATGCTG